CCCGCCTGACGAAGTCTTGCTGCATTTTCTTCATGGGTTGTTGGGGTGTTATCAGGCACATATTCGTACCAGTCCGGATCGCGAACACCATGAACGGCAAGAAAGCTTTCGCACCACATCCGGCGAAGATCAGGATTACCGTTATGTACGGCCTTTGGCGCTTTGCGTACCAGGTCAATAATGGTTTGTCGGTCGTAGCCTTTGATGTCGGGAATAATGCCCACTGTCATCGACATTCGCTTCCAGTCTTCCCGGTCTTCGGCGATGATACGTTTTGCAAAATCCATTGCAGGACGCAGGTTATTCAGATCCAGCTCCTCACAGAAACCACAGGCGAGCTCATAGTTAATCGTTCTGTGTGTCGGTTTTTCGCTACGGCGTGGACGTTCTGGCTTATTTACGTCGTCGACAATTACTTTATGTGGCCCGGTTTTTTTAACGGGTGCAGGTTTATTCTTCAGGCGTTCAGCCCATTCCTTAACCAGCAGGCCGCGGTTAATGTGTTCAGCACGGAACCATTCCTTAAAAAACTTAATAGTGGTGCATAACTCAGGCACTTTTCCATCGACAGGAGATACCTGTTTATACGCATTCACTGCTTCGTGAATATCATGCTCGATAGCTTTTTTGAACGGCTCTACATTTTCTGCGGCGAGTATCAGGTTCTGGACAGTGGTATTCTGAGTATCCATCTCCAGACACGCGATTTCTTTTTTCTGGTCTGTATCGACGTGATAAAGATATTCTCCATCGCCAATATACTGTGCCAGAACGCGATGGCGGAACGGCAGTGTCGCAACCACGGTCAGTTGAGGGTTTGCTGGCGGGTTATGAGATTCCTGTATCCCGTTTTCTCCGGTAGGAGTGCCAGCACCGTCGGCGCGTTCTGTTTCATCTGATTTAACAGCAGAAGCTGCGCCGGGGATAAGTGTCAGGGTTTTGCCGTCTTCGCCACCGGGTTCGCGGTTTTCACAAAATTTAGTATCAAAGACACCCTCGGGCGGAATGTCATTTTCTACCGGAAAATGTACGCGTACAGGTCTGGCAAAATCAGCTTCATCAAATCCGGCAGCATCCATAGCCAGTTCGCCACGGGAGAGGGCGAGTGACTGCTTTTTAGCTGTACACCAGAAAAAACCGGCTTTAAAGCCGAGGCGTTTCCTGGCACTTTCATTTTTAACCTTGTAATAAAATGAATATTCTTCCTGCTTAATGCTCATTGTTTTTTAACCTCAGTTAAGATTAAAATCGTGTTGCCAGTGAAAATCCTCTCCGGGTGCTCACTGGTCATGTCTCTGGTGGTGGGTCTGGTCGCTCACCTCAGCATCGTCGGGATGTAAAGCCGGGGAAGCGCCTGCATTTAATGCAGGCTTTTTTCCTTTGAGGCCTCAGACATCGCCCGCGCAAAATCACTGGCAACAGACAGGCTCTTCAATGCACCAATAACCTCCCTGGGGACGTCTTTCACTTTGAGCAACATGGCTGCTGCGGCTATAGTGGAGTCCCATGCCCCTGTTTTTTCATCTGCATATGCAGTTATCGATTTATTTATTGAATAGCCATCTTCGTTTCTGCTTAACTCGTATGAATAGCCAATAACTACCGGCATATTGTTTTGCTCGCATATCTTAAATATACGGCTGGTGAGTTCTTTTAGTTCCTGTAATACTGCTGCATCAGGCGTTGTATTTTTCATTTTTATTTCCTTTTTCAGGTTGAGTGAATCCCTGCCATTGCTGGCATAGTTTTATTGTTTCAGTAAATGATTAATTAAAGTTCATGTGCCATCTGGTCATGGCTGGCACAGCGTTTACTGCAATATTTTTGTTTTTTACGTGAAATAAGCGTTCCGTGCATATATATCAGTTCATATTCGTATGTGGTCTCTTCCGGTATTGCTTTCTGACAATATGCGCAGTTAATTAATGTCGGGTCTCCTTTCTGGGTGAGTAGAGTATAAATTTTACGAATCAAGCCCGGTTTTCTGTTTATTGCAGTCTGCTGTTTAGCCGGACTGCGCATCCAGTCGGAACGAGGTGTAATGACAGGTATCATCGTTTTATCCTCTTTGCCTGTTTATAAGCGAATTTTGTTGGTGCGGTGCCTGGTGCCTCCAGGTGACGATAACCAGTTAACCATTACCGCCGACTACTATTTCCACCCACAACATGAAGGACCGTTATGTCTTTTTAACTGTGCCGCGTGCGCTTAGCCGCATTCACCACACCACAAAATTCGCTTTAAAAAGGGCGGAAACCAGAAAGGAATGAACTGGTACCGCCAAAGACTACACACAGCAATGTCACGGGTTCCACTCGCAACCGGAAGCGCACTGTCGCAGTGGATTAAACGACAGACCTGACAAGGGAAGGTTCTGCGTAGTGCGCTTTCGTGTTGCGCCGGATGCTTTTCTGAATCCGGCTTCCTGTCTGGCTCTTACTCACAATGGTTTCTTGTTAACCAGCGTTGTGCGCCAGCTTCAGTTTTGAAAGTTTTGCTTCTGGTAAACGTCATGGCGGTAAACGTACCGTCATTATTGGGAAATACGCCATAAACCACAGATTCATTGTTGCCTAAGTCGATTGCTTTCATTTTTCCCTCATCCGCTTAACGCCCGGCGGCGGAACGTTTTATCTGCTGCGCTTGTTACTTAACAACAACTGCCGTCATGTTCGTATGCCTCAGGCTGGCTACTTAGCCCGACTCAGCAGCGGGATAACTCTTGGTATTGTCCGGCTGTTATCTGGTCTGGCGTTGTCTTGATGAATTCATTAAACACGAAATCGCTAGTGGTTGTCAACACAAAATGTGTTTTTTGGTTAAGGGAAGGCGTTCTGCTGGGCTTGAGGCAATAAAAAACCCGCCAGTGGCAGGTTTTAAACTATTCAGGTCAAGTCTTAAGTTAGTTTTCTGGTGGTTGAGTTGAGTTTTTAAGCCGATTTCTTAGGTACGTTTCAACATAGTCATCAATCTCTTTTAAACGAACCTCAAAGAGATCAATCATTCGTTGTTGCTCTGAGCTTGGTAACTGATTGAATAACTCAAGCAATTTTTTATGATGATCACTTAGCCATGCCTGCGAGGAGTCCTTTTCACCAAACAGAAGTTCGGGTGGGGAAATACCTAGTGCTTCACCAAGTACAACTGCATCATACACCCCAACATTTCTACTTCCTGCTTCATAGTTTCCTATGCGTGACTGAGTCCATCCACAAATCTCAGCCAGTTTACCTTGAGACAGGCCGAGTTTTTGTCTGCGCTCCTTGAGGCGCATTGCGATCTCATCATTAAGCCGGCTGGCGGCAATTTTTTCATTTTCTTTTCTCATGGCTCCCTTTTATCACGATGCGTGATTTACGCAAAACACAAAACAGCTTGACCGTGCAACACAAATCGTGTTTAGAATTATTGACGGAGGTTTTAAATGAACAAAATTTCAACATACAGAAAACAACTGGGGCTATCTCAACGGCAGTTTGCGACTCATTTGGGATGGATACAGAGCCGTCTGGCGAACTACGAAGCAAATTTTCGCACACCCGGACTGGAGGAGTGCCGAAAAATTGTTGCCACACTTAACCATCTGGGATCTCGCTGTGTTCTTGATGATGTTTTCCCGCCTCATGTGAACTATAGCAGAACCATATTAGCGAAGGTGAACAACCATGATCACCCCTGAAACAGCCAGTCAGGCGCTATCGTCATGGCTGGCATATCTACAGATAACCCAGGAAACAGCCACGCAGCTGATCACCCGCGCATTCCTGGAGCAGCCGGCGCGACCGGAAATAGCGGTTCACCGTATCGAGCGTGACGACGGAACGGTGGATTACGACGCATGGCGCCGTAACCGGATAAACATTTTTCAGCGCTGGCGGAAACGGGAAACGGCGGAGCACTGCGAGAAATTCTCTGCGCTGATCCCCGCTATTCTGGAGGCGATCCGCAAAAGTGCGCCGGAACTGCATAAACGAATAACGGCAGGGCAGAGCATTGAATACCTGCTTTCACAGCTTTTAAAAAAACCGCAGTGGCAAGCGCGGTACTTCTTGGCGCGCCGCTGGCGGATTTTGAGCGAAAGTGTGACGAGGCCATATATGCGTTACAGGCGTTACGTAGCGGTTATCGCCAGCAGTACCAGAGACATGACCAGTGAGTAATTTTTATATATTCGGATCGCCCTGTAAGGGCGTGGTGAGGTTTTATGCGTGATTACGGAAAGGTGAATTCATCCTTCTGGACCAGCGAAAGCATACGCTCGCTTTCCGATGATGGCCGGATGCTCTCGTTATATCTGTTAACCAGTCCCCACGCCAATATGACCGGCTGTTTCCGTCTCCCCGACGGGTACGTTTGTGAGGATTTGCAATGGGATAAAAATAGGGTATCAGAAGGGTTTGAAGAGTTATCCCGTAATGGTTTTGCCATACGGGATAAAGCTACCCGATGGGTGTTAATTCCCGGTTATCTGGAATGGAATGGTTTTGAAAACCCGAATGTAGCCATTGCGGCGTTGAAATTATTCCGTGATATACCGGATAAAATAGCCATTAAGTCACAGTTAGCTGATGGTATGAGGCAGGCTATATCAAGGTTTGAACCGGGTAAATTAAACGGTTTCGAAAGGGTTCTTGAAGGGTTTCAAACGGTCGTTGGGACTCCAGAGCCAGAGCCAGAGCCAGAGCCAGAGCCAGATCCAATCTCTCCTAGTTCATCGCCGAAAAAAAACGATGAACCAGGCGGGAGTTATCCGGCTGAGTTTGAACTGGTCTGGCAGGAATATCCGAAGCGGGCAGGTGCCAATCCGAAAAAATCTGCATTCAAAGCCTGGAATGCCCGACGACGGGAGGGCGTCCTCCCCGGCGACATGCTCGACGGTGTCCGGCGCTACGTGGCGTATCTCGGTAGTACGCACAAGGCTGGTTCTGAATTCGTGCAACAGGCAGCGACATTTTTCGGGCCGGACAGGCATTTTGAAAATCACTGGGATATTCCTGTGAGGGGAGGCAGCGGTATGCCTGGTATCCCGGTTTCGCCGCCGGATAAAACCATTCCACCGGGTTTCAGGGGGTGACAGACCATGAAAAATATCGCAGATAGCGGAATTCTGGACAGAATCAGGAAACTGGCGCCACAGTCTGCCGAACGCGCAGCACCGTTCCGGACGCCGGAGGAGTGGCGGGAATGGCAACTCGCCGAAGGGCGCAGGAGTTGCGAAGAAATTGATCGTCAGAATCGTCAGGCGAGGGCAGAAAAAATCTTCGGTCGGGCCGGGATTCAACGGCTGCATCGCGGATGCTCGTTTGCAAATTACCGGATACAGAACGACGGCCAGCGCCATGCACTCAGTCAGGCTAAATCCATTGCTGGTGAACTGGATACTGGCTGCACGAACTTCGTGTTCAGCGGGAATCCCGGTACCGGAAAAAATCATCTGGCCGCTGCCATTGGCAATCGTCTGATGAATGCCGGACGTAGTGTGATTGTTATCACCGTCGCCGATGTGATGAGTGCGCTTCATGCCAGCTACGATGACGGGAAATCTGGCGAGAAATTTCTGCGTGAATTGTGCGGGGTTGATCTGCTCATCCTCGATGAGGTTGGCGTGCAACGTGAGACCAGGAACGAACAGGTAACGCTGAATCAAATTATCGATCGCCGGACGGCATCCCTGCGCAGCGTCGGAATGCTGACAAATCTTAACCACGAGGCGCTGACGAATCTGGCAGGCCAGCGGGTTATGGACAGAATGACCATGAATGGTGGGCGGTGGGTGAATTTTGACTGGGGGAGCTGGCGCCCGAACGTCAGCTATCTCAGGACGGTGAAATAATTTTCCGGAGGGTTTTCATGAGCAGAAATTACACACTGGCGCAGAAAGCTGAAATACAGAAGCGCCTGACGGAACTGGTACGAACCCACGGTCGGATGACGTTTGGAGAACTGCGGAAGATAACGGGGTTAACCATTTTTACAGCCCGCCACTACCTGGAAAAAGCGGAAAGTTGTGGGGATCTGTATCAGGCCGGGAGAAGCGGTATTTTCCCTTCGGAACAGGCTTTCCTGCTTTGGAAGCAGAAACGTGAAGATGCCAGGATTACCCGCTTTCTGAAAACGCCGGAAGGTGTCGTGAGTTCCTACGACCGGACCAGAAACGTTATCTGTACGGAGTGCCGGAACAGCGTGACGATGCGACGGGTACTGGCATTTTATCGGGGAAATTACCGGGAGGCGAAATCTGCATGAAAATCGAATACCAGGAAGGAGGATCTGAGTCCCGTCTGGTTATCACCAGCGGTTTCCTTTGGTGGAGAAAACATATCCATCTGGTTGATGAAATTCTGCTGCGTGTACCGGAGCTGCGGGCCGTGAGTGAGGGTTTTTTTATCGTGACAACGACTGTCAGTGGATTTACAGCGGATGTGCTACGGGCGGAAATGATTGTTGAAGGTATGGGGTACAAGGTGATGAACGCCGAAATGATACATAACAGTTGCGTGGAGGCTGACAAATAGCTGGCGTAACACAGAGCGTTGAGTACAATTGCTGCGGGTGCTTGAGGCTGTTTGCCTGGAGCATTCGTGAAAGGCAGACAGAGAAAAGCCCCAGTTAACATTCGGCGTCTTGCAGGACGCTTAACATTAAACTGAGGCCACATCTATGCTCTACACACGTAGATTAGCCTCTTACGGACCGAAAGGTCAAGGAGAAGCAGGCTATGAAGCAGCAAAAGGCGATGTTAATCGCCCTGATCGTCATCTGTATCACCGTTGTAATGGCGGTGCTGGTAACGAGGAAAGACCTCTGCGAGGTACGCATCCGAACCGGCCAGACGGAGGTCGCTGTCTTCACGGCTTACGAATCTGAGGAGTAAGAGACCCGGCGGGGAGAAATCCCCGCCACCTCTGATGTGTCAGGTATCCTCAATGCACCCACATTCAACCCGCTCCGGCGGGTTTTTTAATGTCCGGGAAATGAGCATGTCAAAAAATAACCAGTTATAAGATTATAAATAGAACACAGAGAAAATGTCATTGCATGTGGTCAAAAAGCAGTCATATTTATTAATTATGTTAATTAATAGCCTCCTATATATTCATGATGAGAATGAAGATGCTTTAAAAATGCTCAAGTTCGTTATCTATGGAGACACCGTGAAAAATTTAAATAAAACATTCACTTGTAAATATGCTGTTATTCGCCGTGATGACATGACAGTAATTGCTGAAATGGATTTTTTCCTGACTGCAACAGGTCATTGATGTATCGGGATGGCCGCTATGTCCGGTTTCTGCCGTTGTTGCAAAATGACATCATGGGGGGCGATACCCTGATTAATGAGCTAACTATCAGGGCTGGTTATCATGAATAATCATCCTTTGTTATACTCGTCTGCGGGCTGAACTCCCAATCTACTGCGCCACCGGAGAGAACGATGGCGCATTTACAACTGGTCAAGCAAACCTCATCAGGGCTTCTGCTCCCGGCGACGCCGGAGAGTGGGGATTTCCTGCGCTCAGTAAAAATCGGTGAGTGGATACACGCCGATTTTAAGCGTGTCCGCAACTACGCCTTTCATAAACGCTTTTTTAAACTCCTTCAGCTTGGTTTCGACTACTGGGCGCCAACTGGCGGCACGGTCACATCGCGGGAACAGAAACTTATCTCCGGATTCGTTAATTTTCTTTGCGACTCCGCAGGCCAGGAATATACCCTGGCCCTTAACGAGGCGGCGGAACAGTACCTCCATAACGTAGCTACCCTGCGAACCGGGGACGTCGCCCTTCTTAAATCTTTCGATGCCTTCCGGGAATGGGTAACCGTTCAGGCCGGGTTTTATACCGAGCATTTTTATCCGGATGGCAGCCGCGGGCGCCGGGCGAAATCCATAGCGTTCGCCAGTATGGACGAAACCGAGTTTCAACAGGTCTATAAGGCTGTGCTGAACGTCCTGTGGAACTGGATTCTGTTTCGTAAATTTTCCTCTCCGGAAGAAGTTGAAAACGTGGCCGCGCATCTGCTGGAGTTCGCATGAAAATGACATGGTTTCAGCATCCGGCGTGTACCACTGAAGAGGCGGATGAGCTGGTGAAGCAGTATCGGCGCAGGGGCGTAAAGACGGAACGTAGCCTGAATTATGACTGTATTAACTGGACAGTAAGCGCCCTGTTACCGGAGTTTGATCATGTGCCAGAACGGAGACGTAAATGCTCTTATCTGAAATGAATATTTACCGCAGTAAAAAATGGCTTGCTGCCGTCGGGCAGATTGAACAGCGCGTGTTGTGCGGGCGGTGGGGAACGCAGGTCGCACACATGAATGAGGGCAAAGGCATGGGAATGAAAACGGATGGCTGCGCTACGGCGGCTATTTGTCAGGAATGCCATCATGAAATCGATAACGGCAGTCACCTGAGCAGAGAAGAGCGCCGGTGTCTGATGAACAGGGCGATCGTACTGACAGTGATTAAACTGGTCCGTTGTGGGCTGATAACTCCGGCAACTATTAAGGGGTAAGGGGTGATAATGCGGGATATTCATAAGGTTCTTGAATTATGGGGGGCATGGGTAGCCAATAATCATGAAGATGTGGTCTGGTCACATATCGCCGCAGGCTTTAAGGGGCTTATTCCGTCGAAAGTTAAATTCCGTCCGCAATGCTGTGATGATGATGCGATGATCATTTGTGGATGCATGGCCCGCCTGAATAAAAATAACAGCGACCTGCATGATTTGCTGATGGACTATTATGTGATGGGAATGACGTTCATGATGCTGGCCCGAAAGCATGGATGCTCTGATTGCCGGATAGGTCGACTGCTTCAGAAAGCCGAAGGGATAATTGATGGTATGCTGATGATGCTTGATATCAGGCTGGAAATGGAGTAAATCCGAAACTCTGATGTCCGGGGCAGACCGGAAGTGCGGACATCACTTCCGGGCGTCTGACTACTGAAAAAACAGTATGTACAGAATGTCTACAGGTCAGGATGAAGTATTTCTATCCTTCCTCTGGAGAAGACGGCTCCTCCTTAACCTGCGCTGAACGTAGCTCTTCACCTGACTCAAAATGCCGGTAGTCTGGTCCGTAATCAAACCACAGTTCTTCCCCGGCGCTGATGTCGCGTGTGGTGACGTAAAAGTTGATATTCTTCCCGACAAGCACCGCGCTGACGTTCTGTCTTGCTTCTGTCTCCGCTGTCCGGTGGGTAAATGCCGGACTGTTAATCAGGCTGAGGATATTTCCTTCCGGCCAGGCGGACACCAGGCGTTCCTGGCTTCGCGTGGCAAAATAATAATTACCGGCTTCCTTCCCATATTCTTTTTCGTATTTACACCGTACCTTTTCACTGTCCAGCAGGCGGCCGGAGTAGGGGCCCAGTACGGTAAACGCCGCCAGAACGGTTCGTGCGTAGACTGTACGCCCCCTGTAACCGTCGCTGTCATCAAGGGGGATAGCGACGGACATCATTTCATTCATCCGCGCATCATGCCTTCCTTCATTTTGCAAAAACCAGCGAATCTCCTGATTAATCCTGGCTTTTGTCTGCCGGGGTAAAGCGTTAAAAAGAGGACCCCAGCGTGTGACCTGCAGGGTTTCAATCCTGCCTTCCGCCTGGGCCATAACCGATATTGTCGGGTCACGCCAGTGTTGCAGAATGGGCAGTTTATTGTTTATCTGGTGTGTGCGCCAGGTAACGTCATCCTCCTCTTCCTTCATCTGTTTTGCCGGCGGGGCTGAGATATCCTCTTTAGTCGAGGGAAGCGATCGTTTTTCCCCGCTGCTCGCCGGTGGGGTACTCACGCTGACGGTTATCTCATCACCTGTGGCTGCGGATGTTGATGCCCGTGGACTGTCACTCGTGACGGTTGCGGACGGCTGCGGACGCGATGTGCCACTGGATGGTATCTCGCTGTCTAGCGGTGCCAGATACTTTCTGGCGCTTATGTAGGATATCCCCTGCGTCTGCGCCCATGTGGCCCACCCGCCTGATGCACGGCGTTGCTCCGATGACATGTTAAACCATGCCAGAAGTTGCGCCTCTGTTATGGGGGAGCCCCTCTCCCCGGGAGGTTGCAGTCGTACCACTCCCCGGGGCTTCAGTCCTGTGTTTGTCAGATAGGCACTTGCACTACTAATGTCTATGCCCTGTGCCTGTGCCCACGTCATCCAGCCGCCAGCTATGTGTTTCTCCTTCTGCGGCAGGTCCCGCCACGTCCGAATCTGCTGATTTGTAATAGAGGTACCTCTTACCCCGGGCGGTTTCAGGCGCTCTGTACCAAAGGGGGTCAGCCCGCTGTTGGTCAGAAAGGCTCCGGCACTGTCGATGGTTATCCCCTGAGCCTGTGCCCACGTCATCCACCCGCCTGCCTCGCGTTTCGCTTCCTGTGGCAGGTGCTGCCACGCTCGAATCTGCTGATTTGTAATAGGGGTACCTCTTTCTCCTGGTTGTTTCAGGCGATTTGTACCAAAGGGGGTCAGCCCGGTGCTTGTCAGAAATTTTCCGGCACTTGCGATGGATATTCCCTGCGCTTGTACCCACTTTATCCAGCCGCCTGCCTCGCGTTTCACTTCCTGTGGCAGGTCCCTCCATGTCTGAATCTGTGCATTTGTGATGGAGGAACCCTTCTCTCCTGGCGGCTGCAGCCGTTCCACTCCGAGGGAGGTCAGCCCTGCATTTGTCAGATATTGTTTAGTACTACTGATGGATATTCCCTGTGCTTGTACCCACTTTATCCAGCCGCCGGCCTCTCGTTTCGCCTCCGGTGACAGGTCCCGCCATGCCTGAATCTGTGCATTTGTAATGCGGCTTCCTTTTCGGCTTGCTCCGGTGCTCTCTTCTGCGGTGGTCGCTGCCGGGTTACCAGCGCTAAGCGGCAATACTGT